AAACCATGTTGATGGAGAATGGGGTGGAATTTCATTGGAAGGTAAAATAATGTCAACACCACATGGATTCGTATATGGTAATAAACCTAACATTGATGAATATAAGAAAAAGAACATTCTATATTTCCGTAATCGTTTCGATGATGATACGTTAACTGCAGATGATTTGGATTTCAAATCTAAACCGATGGATGCTGACGGTAATGTTTCATTTAGAGATGAAATTATGGGAACAGGTCTTGAGGAAGAACAATGAAAACCAGAGCATTGTTAGTTGATGGCTCGTATCTTTTAAAACGTTCATTTCATGGTGCAAAAGATATTTATACATCCAAATTTGGACATATTGGGGGACTTTATTCTTTTATGACCACTATTCGTAAGCTAATTAAAGAACATATGATTAATAAGGTCGTTATTTTCTGGGATGGCGAAGGTGGTGGAATTATGCGACATCGTATTGATAAAGAGTATAAAGCCAACCGTAAAACTAAAGAATGGCATAAAAAAATTGAAATGACTGCTGCGGAAATTCGTAGGGAAGCTCAGAAAAAAGAATCCATTACGAAACAGAGGAAGCGTATTCAAGCATATGCAGAACAACTATATTTAAGGCAAATTGAAGTTGATGATGTTGAAGCGGATGATATAATTGCTGCATATTGTCAACAATATAATAATAAAGAAGAAATCTTTTTATATTCAAATGACCGGGATTTTGCACAGCTTTTAGATTTAAATATAACCATTATATTTCCAAATATCGACCAGCCAGTAACAAAGGCAAGCTATTTGATGCATTTCAATCATCATTATTCAAATGCATTGATAATGAAAATTATTTGTGGCGATGTTGCAGATAATATCAAAGGAATTAAAGGTATGGGTGAAGACACCTTATTGAAATATTTTCCTGAAATGACATATAAACATATGACAGTGCGAGAAATATGCCAAAGAGCAGACGAAATCAATAAGGAAAGAATTGCAAACAAAGAAAAACCTCTAAAAGTTTTTGAAAATTTATTGAATGGTGTTGAAAGATTGAAGATGAATCATCAGTTGGTAAATCTGAGTAAACCAATGCTTACTGAAGCAGCTATTGATGAATTAGAACAATTAGAAATGCCATTGTCTGACTATGACGAAGAGAAAAAAGAGAAGAGAGGGGAATGCTTATATGACTGGATGGTGAAGGAAGATGAGTTTTTATCGGTATATGGCAGTACATATCCAAACTATATTGAACCTTTCTACACGGTCATTGCCAATGAAAGACACTTACTTAAAGAGTATAACAAAAAAAATTCACAGACTTTGTGAAAAAGTCTTTCACTTTTGAAAGATTCGGTCTATATTTGTATTAATAGTATTAACCATAAAAAAAATAATATGAACGAGAAAGAATTCAATAACAAGTTTAGGTTTTCACTGTATCAGGGTAATGTTTTGTTAGGGGAAAAAGTCTTCGATGCCGACAAGTTTAATCCTTTTACAAGATATTCAATCGATATTAGGGATATATTGCCCCGTGCAATAACTAAACTTCAAAAAGTACTTTCAAAAAGAAACTATCTTACTGAACTTGATGAAACAATGGATTTGTTTCGGCATCATCAAAAGATAATTAATTTGTATCCGCAAGAGTGGAGAGCGGGTATGCGCTATAATCCACAGCCAATCATTCAACAGATTGAGGAAAAAGTTATTCGTGGCGTTGAATGTAAAATTGGTTTCTACATAAACGACAAAACTATTGTTGAAAGATTGTTTTATGTGGATGGCTTTAATCCGGTTGCACGTTGGTCTGTCGATTTGACTGACACGGTTGTTGAAGTAGCGAATACAATCTTCAACCAGATTAAAAGGAATGACGTTAGTAATATGTGGGATGATTATGATTTGATTAATCAAAGGGGATTATCTATTAATCAAATCAGAGAACTCTCTCCGGCAAAAAGAGAAGAAATGCTACGAAAGCTTAGACGAAACTAAGTTTAAATAATTTTTTGGGCAGTTGCTGGCTTTACATGCTTTTTTTTGGATTGATTTTCATAATTGTTTGTCTCTTTTTTCCAGCAACTGCCCTTTTATAACACACATATAATGGCAGAATCATCAGAAAATACTTTCACATCATATCTCGGACCGGAATTTCAGCAAAAATTAATGTGGCAATTGCTTGTTGAGCCAGAATTTGCCGAAAAAAACTTACCAAATTTAGCTGTAGAATACTTTGATGACCCGAATCTCAGAAGATTATTCATAATTATTCTTGAGTATTATAAGGAACATGAAAAAGTTCCTAATCTTCAGAATCAGAGCATACAACAGGCAATTAATACTTACAAAACACCAAACAATCGGATTGAAGAAGAATCATTATATTCGGTTCTCGCAAGAGTTCAATTATGGAATGAAAGAGTTTTAAATAAAGAAACTCAATACGATGGAGATGTGGTCAGAAAGTCAACCATAACATTTATTAAACAACAGGAATGGAGAAAATTTGCTGAATTTATTATTGACAAAACAAAGAATGGTGATATAAGAAAAAAGCATATACTTGGGGATATTGATGAAAGACAGATAAAAATATCACATATTGGAGATGAAGAAGATGCAGGAATTGAAGTAATTGATAATATTGAAAAAGCACTGAGAAAAGAATTTCGTCAACCAATTCCAACTGGTGTTAATGTTCTTGATGCAGTTACTGGTGGTGGGCTTGGAAAAGGTGAAATTGGTGTAATATTAACACCATCGGGTGTTGGAAAAACCACTTTACTTACAAAAATTGCCAATTATGCCTATGAAGCTGAAAAGAATGTACTACAAATAATTTTTGAAGATACAAGTGAACAGATTCAACGTAAACATTTTGCGATTTGGTCAAAAGTTGCGTTGAGTAAAATGGATGATGAAGAAGAAAATAAAAAAGCACTGAAAATATGCAATGACAAGGCTGAATCAATGAAGGGTAAAGGTGTTCTTCTCATCAAAAGGTTTGGTCAAGAAAATACAACGATGCTTGATATTCGTAATTGGATGATTCGACATCAAAAAAAGTATGGAATTAAATTTGATTTGCTTGTGCTTGATTATCTTGATTGTCTTGAATCACATAAGAAGGTAAATGATAGGAATGAAGCAGAACTTCAAATCGTAAAATCGTTTGAAGCGTTGGCATCTGATTTTGACATACCTGCTTGGACTGCAATTCAAAGTAATCGTAGCGGTTTTGATTCTGAATATGTTGAAGCACATCAAACTGGTGGTAGCATAAAAAGAATTCAAAAGGCACATTTATTTATGTCGGTTGCTAAAACAAAAGAACAAAAAGAAGCACAACTTGCAAACATTAGAATAATTAAAGCGAGATTTGCACAGGATGGTCAAACATTCAATGATTGTATATTTAATAATGACACAATGGAAATTCGTATTGAAGATGATAGATATAGTCATTATCAAGTCAATAAATATGCAAAACATCACGATGAAAAAGATATTGAAGCTCTTGAAAATAACGCAAATAAGGTATCAACAAATATTGAAATTCATAGACATTTAAGCCAATTTGAAGAAGAAGCACTGAAAAAAGTAAATAATGATGGTGTAAAAAAGATTACGGATTATACCCCATCAGAACTTAACGGTTTATTGAAAACAAATGCAGAACCTGTAATAGAGGGTGACATTGGAAACATACTCAATACTTTGAAAGAAATTATAATGGATAATAATCCCACTGATGGTTTATTAATAATTGATGATGCTGTAACTGATACTGTAAATGATACTGTAAAAACAAATGAAATTGAAAACATACATATATGTACAACAAGAACTGATTTATCACAAACTGAACTAAATGCCATTGTAGATTTTTCGAAAGAAGTAATTAGAGAACCTGAGAATAATGCGCCTTTTGAATGGAATGGAGAGTCTGGAAGCACCACGAATGAAGTGGTAAATCATTCAGAAGTAAAGGTAGAAGACATACCAATTCATTTCAAACAGCCACCTGCAGATGTAGTCATAACTATGGCGGAAAATAAGATTCAAACACCAATTTCAGAAGAAAAATCGAAGGAAATTGTGGAATTAGTTGACCCGGATACCCAAAATTCGCATCCAAGTGTGCATGAAATGTTGAGGAAAAAGGCTCTGCATCAAGGAGATATAACAAAAAAATAATTTTTTTTATAAAAATTTGCAACTTTTTGAAAATATCATCGTATTTATATTTCCAGACGTGCAAAGAAAATTTTTTTAATTTTTTTTGAAAATATTTTGAAAATGTTTGCATATTAAAAAAACATGCATTATATTTGCATCGTCTTAGTGACAAAATGTTCTTTGAACAAACTTTTAAAATGGGGAGATAGCAAATCAAAAACGAAAATACTATCTCACTGCTCTCGAAAGAGAGAACTTTGTAGTGTTTACAGTAAAGGTAAAGCAAATTGTTTTGAATACAATCAAATTATAGGTTCGACTCCTGTTCTCCCCACAAAAAAAAGGAAACTGTGTTGTTATTACAGTATACAATTAACTCAACTGGTAAGAGTGTTTGCACGTCAAGCAGAATGTTGGTGGTTCAAGTCCATCATTGTTTAAAAACAGAAGTAACAAACAAACTATCCTTTTTTATCTTATTAAATGTTCTTTGAGATTATGGATACTAAAATGAATGGTGATATTGCGGAGATTGAAGTACAATTAAAAGCACTTCAATTGGGATGGGATGTTTTAATTCCGGTAGGTGATAGATTACCATATGATTTGGTCATTTTAATATTTTTAATTCATTTGTGGGTTCAATAACATTACATGAAAAAGTATCCAGACAGAGAAAGCCAAAATCTCATGAATATAGAGAAGCATGGGATTTATTGG